AAGTTAGTACCGTCTCTATTAACGATTAAAGCATAACTAAGGTCGCTTAAACTTGCAGGACCTACTAAACCTAGATTACCTATTGTAGTTTCTGAAGTTGGAACATTTAACACTTGGTGTACTACCTCATCATTAGCTAATGTTATAGATTCGTTATTAATAGCACTGTAAGTTGTACCGTTTACCGTTACACTTGCTGTTACTGAACTTGTTAAAATTGTACTCATTATTTTCTATTTAATATTTTTCTTATTTCTGCTGCTACATCCTGTTTACCTGACTTAGCAACTACGTTTAACGCTGTTTTCTTAAACTTGTTTACATTGTCAGTAAATATATTAGTAGGCTTTATACCTTTCTTTTTAATAGTCTTACTAATCGCATAAGCTGCGCCTTCTGCTTCTTCCTCACTTAACCCTAGTTTAACTCTTGCCCACCTTTGTAGTGGTGCTATAGGCACGTATTTACCTGGCTTTCTACCCTTGTCAACAAATCGCCAATGACTTTTAGCTTTGAACCTTACAGATATTATACTAGCACCAGTATCTAAAACATTAGATTTAAGAGACTTTGCTAAACTCATTGAAGCATTTTTATTACCCTTATTCAAATCGTCTATGATATCGTCTATCATGTCGTTAGAAACTATCTTCAGCTTTAATACTGTTTGGCTAAATGGTCTAGGCATTAAATACGTCATCATTGCAACAAGTAGAAAATCTTACTTGCTCAGTTATTGTAAATGATACTTGCCATCCTGTGTGATTCTTATCTGTGTCGTCTATTAACGGTAACACGTTAAAGTTATCTTGAATAACCCAATCAGCTCTCAACGTCTCGTTATCGTACGTTAAAAGCTTATCGTTAAAGTCAGTAATAAACCTACTTATAACTTGGTCTAGTATTCTTTGAGTAGTATCTAACGTCTTGTTAACGTCATCCATATTACGCTCATCGTTTATAAGGTCTATAACCTCTAGAACTACGTTCCAATTATTAACGAAGAAACCCTCCCTAGCTGACTTAGTTATGCTTACAGGGTCAATAATTAAAGCAGGATACTCTAAATTAAACTCACTATTAAACTCAGTAGCTAAACCAGTATAAAACGTCTTTATAGCTTTATGCTTAGTAGCTAGTTCTTTAAATATATTCTGTATTGTGTTTAGGTTCATTACTTATTATTTAACCATTCATTAATAGTATCAGGGTGATAACCTACAGCTTTTGCTAAGGTTATTAACATCTCAAAGAATTCATTAATATCTAAATCTTCTTTCTTTTCTTCTATCTCAATATTATGATATTGATCTTCGAATCTAATCTTGGTAGTTTTCATATCTTTTGGTATTTAATATCGCAGTCGTTCTTCTCTTGTTTTAACATTAGGTAGGTAAAAATCTCACCTATCTTATAATCTGTTATCCTTTCCTTAAATCCGAAAATACCTTCAATAATACTTTTATCTTGTGCAAGGCTAAACACAGTAAGTAAACTACCATACTTTTTGCTAAGCGCATCGTATCCAGCGATAACCTCTTTACTATCGAAGTCTTTTTCAAATAACGGTTTGAATCTGTCATAGATAATAAATGACTGGTCAAAAAAAAAGTACGCACTTTAAAAGCGGTCTGTACGTCAAGGTGTTTAAACAGGTTATACTTCTCTTCGGTATCTTTGTAATCGTACTCTTTACCCTCTTCTAAGATTATATAAGATAGTAGCTTTCTAACAGCTTCTAAAGGCTTATCCTTATACATCTCTTCAATCTTCTTGATATCATAGTACTGCCCTGCTTTAATGCTTAACAAGTCACTAGGTACGTTAAAAGTTCTATCATTAATCTTGAAGCTATCTACAGATTCTACGTCAGTCTCTAAGTCTTTAGGGTTGAATAATTCATCCATTTGGCTTACTAAGAATTCTACCTCTTGAGCGTCACACTTTCTCACTAATTGAATGTCAAGTCCAGACAGTAAAGAAAAGATATCCAAAGCGTTCATGTCGTTGTTAATCTTCTCATAGGTCTCCAGGGTTAGTTCTTTCCAACCCTCAGGTATAGTAAACTTAATCTTCTCACTACCTCTACTTAAATGCCCTTTAATTGCCATCTCTTAATGATTTTTTTAATTCTATAGACTCTTTATACTTTCTAAAAGATTCACACCTGCAGAACTTTTTGTTCTTGTTGCAATCTTCATTGTCGCAGATAGGTCCGTACTTCTCTACGTCTTCTTCTCTAATCTTATCTAACAGATTCATTCTTCTTGTAATGAGCTAAAGCGTATGTAAACGCTCTAAACAGTTTCTTAATCTCAATATTAAACGCTAAAGGGTTTAACCTCTTATTGACCATGCTGTTTTGGTATATGTTTACGGTTATGTTTTTATGCTTAACATCCTTAACATAAGACTCTACTAGGTATATCATTTCGTCAACTCCTACGCTATGCCTTTTATCGCTTATTATATCGCTAATAATCATCTTATTAAAGATACGGAATTTATTAATACTATTAGCTAGTTAATGAACTAAATAAATAAACAGGGTAAAACTGCATCGTAGAATAGCTTTTAAGGTGTTAAACAAGCGATTTAAGAGATTATCTTTTTATTATGATATATAGAGTCCATAACGCTATAATAATGCTTTAAAAAGGTTATAATGAATTAAATTGAATTAGTTATGTAAAAGCAACTTGTTGCGCATCTGTTTAGTGATATTCTGTTTAGTATTCTACTTCTACTTATACTTAACCTTCTACTTCTTATTCTTATTCTACTTCTACTTCTACTTTCCGAAGGGTTACTAAAAAAAGTGGAATGGTTTGAAAGGATAAGGTAAGGGTTCGAAAGGATAAGGTAACCCTTTGAAAGGATTAAAACTACTGTATATCAACACTTTAGTAAAACGCTGTTGAAAAAGTAAGCTCATTGTTGAAAAAGTAACGCGCTAAAAATTAGTAAGTCTGACGCATTAAACGCTATTTATTACCTAACTAAATACTTACTAGTGTAGCAAGTGTTGAAAAAGTAACGCTCTTTTGTTGAAAAAGTAACCACCCTAGTAAGGGTATAATTTAAGGCTATAAACCAAAAAAGGAGCTACAATATGTAACCCCTATTTCTAATTATTATTTAATCGTTGTAATTAATTAATGTAAGCAGTTTTTAATCCTTTTTGTTTATTGTATTTAGGTTTTAACTTATCTATTAAGTAATATTCTATATCTAAACAATCTGTATATTCTTTTCTAAATGAATCAAAAGAATCCTCGTTCATTAATTTTATCTTATAAATCTCATCTGTAAAACAACTTGTATTACTCGCCCCTCTAATATGGTTGCCTACTCTATTATCAAAACCCCTCGCCCATCCAATATATAATAAAAGTCCAATATTGTTGTATAAAAAATACAAGCCCCAGTTTCTAGTTAATAACTGACTTCCTTTATAGTTTTCACAAGCCATCTTATAGTCACTTACTAAAATTTCTTTATATAAATATTTATCTATCATAGTTTGTTTTTGTTATTTATTTAATTGTTAATTGTTACTATTTAATCGTTCATTAATACGCTGTAAAATTATCTCCCTGTCTCTATCAGTTTCATCGTACCAGTTATAAAGTTCGTTTGGTAAATCGTTAAAAGCTTCTTCGTAGTTAGTTACGTTAAAGCCACGTTTAAGACATTCGTAGTAAAGGTCTACGTATCTATCGTGTAAGTACTCAAGCTTGTTGTAGAAGAATTTCACATGACCCGTACCTAAAGTAAATTTGTCAGGAATGCCGCTAAGATTATAACGACCTTTTTTAATGCAATTGGGTATACGCTTAATCTCTCTATGCTCTGCCATTAGCATTTTATCGTTAAGCTCGATTGGTTTTACTGCTACATTTATTCTAGTCATAATATTCGTTTTTGTAATTCGTTTCATCAAATATAAGCACTTCAAGTTAATAAACTATAACTTTTTAACAAAAAAAAGGGAATTAATTTATAACTCCCTCATTTTCAGCTTAATTATTTTCAATAGAGACTATCGACCCATGAAGTAGTACTTACAAGACTGAAGTAACTACGCATCATTATAGCGTCAGCATAATCGGGTGACCTACCGATGAGTTCTTTTATTTTCTCTTTACCCTCTACAGCTCTTTTCCCGTCCTGGTCAATATTCTTTATACGTACTTGTTCAAGTTCTTGTATAATGCTTTCTTTGTAGATACCATGTTTAATAAACACTTCAGCGTTTTTAACTTTGTCAGCTAAATAAAAATAGCATTGACTTTTAAGGTTTGAATAGTTCTGTAGTTCACCCTCTACTTTTAATGCTTTAGAGTTATTTACAAAGCCTTGGCATTTTAAGATGTCTTTAACACCTCCACCTACACCATCTTCATCGACTACTATTTTACTAGTAGGTATTCTGTACTCATTCGATAGCTTTCTTATTGCTTCTGCTGATTCTGTTATGCTTGATTGGTCGATAGACTTCATCTTTTCTAACCTCCATCCATTCCATACACATATAACCGTTTTATCCCTACCGAATCGTGCTATATCTGCAGTTATATAGTTATCGCCCTCCTCTATAAAGTCATTTGTAAAAATATCACAAACAGATGAAAACTCGAATAGCTTACTTATATCTTCGTCATACTCCCAGTTACCATTTAAAAGTCTTTCTCTTGATGCGTTATCTAGTTTTGCTAACGATTGAGCGTAGGACTCGTGAACGTGTTTATTGTCGCTTAGAAGTGCTTGTATAAACTTTCTGTATTCTGGTAGTGTGTTTTCCTTACTTGGTTTGTAAAAGCTATGATAAACCCAATTCTTAGCAGGGTTACAAGTCATCAACATTTTAGGTGTTAGATTGTGTTCCGTAAGCTTGTAACGTATTCTTGACATCACTACGTTTTTAGCTTTCTCTACTACCTGGTTACACTCGTCGATGAACGCTCCTGTAATCTCTAACGAACCTAAAGAGTCATAGTTAGGATCACTAGGGTAGTGGAATAAATCTTTAAGAACTACTTGCGAACCGTTTAGAAAGGTTATAGTTTTTTCGTTAGCATTATAGTTAAACTTACCGTTTATACCTAGTATGTTAGCTACGTCGAAAAAAGAATTAAGCGTTGTCTTCTTTAAAGCATCTAGTTTAGCTCTACCTATTAACCATCTAGAACCGTCGTAGTCAAGGCAGTTTAATATAATCCACAAGCACCCAAAAAAAGACTTTCCACCACCTGCAGCACCACCATACAGTACTTCTATAGTTTCTTTGTCTCTTAAATATTTGAGTGCTAAACCTTGCTTTTTGGTTAAATTAACATTCACCATAAGTCTTAAACCTTCTCCAATTTACTTTAATATACCTGCCACTTTTAGTGTAAGTTAAATACATCATATTGTTAATACTTGGCTTAGTACGTAATGCTTTACGTTCTTGTCTATTATTCTCTATGTGTTTAGTCATCATCTATATTAATATTAATGTTAATCTTATCACCCCCACTTGTAACGTCTTTCTTTTCAGCTTCATTAAGCCCTAAAAGTTTAGCCATATCTGCTAGAATTTTTCTGGCTACTTCTCTTTCGCCATCTTTCTGCGCTCCTTTGAACAGGTTAAAAAGTCTACCGTAATGATTGTTGATTACATTCTCTCTATTCTTAGAGTACTTTTCTAATACTACTTTTTTAGCTTCTGCCCAGTACTTATCAGCTTGTCTAGGTATTACGTCGTAGTTATCTTCGCAATAGTCTACCCATTCACGTCTAGTAGCATTCTGGTTAAACATAAAATCTATTGCTTCATTAACTCTTCTTTGAGTTTCTGCCTTTGTACTTCTTTTTCTTGGTTTCTTTTCTTCTTCTTCCATGGTGTTATTATACTAATTATAAGCGGTTTATAAAAATAATGTTTTTAATAGTTCGCATTAAAACGCTCTTTAACAGTCAACAAACAGCATTAAAACGCTGTTTTGTTTTGGTGTTAGGCACAATTAAAACAACCTTTGCTGTGCCGTATGTTCTTTTAGTCTTTTCATTGCTTTATCGTAATACTCTTTGTCAAGTTCACAAGCTGTTAAATCGTACTTCATATTATGACAAGCTATTGCTATTGAACCACTACCTAAATGAGTATCAAGTATTTTATCCCCTTCTTTGGCGTAGTTCTGCAGTAGCCATTCATAAAGCTGTATAGGTTTTTCTGTTGGGTGTATTCTCTTTTGTTTGTTCTTCATATTTTGTTGGAGCATCCCATTCCACCTCCATTTGAAATTTCTTACTGCAGTTTCAAAACTTGTATAAGCTAACTCACTATCTGAAAAATTACCCGTGTTGTCCTTATCCCAAACAATCCAACAACTACTGTTAGCGTTTGGTATGTTTTCAATAAAATGATTAGCCCCCCAAATAATCTGTTTTTTACTTACTCTTTTTAGTTCTTCAAAGTATTGTTTATTAGGTGCTTTGTTATCCCATTGTTTCTGAGTGTATTCTGTTGCTTTAACACAATTATCACCTCCAATTTTTCCACCATCCATATTAATCCCATAAGGTGGGTCAACTATTGCAAGATTAAAGTAATTATCTTCATACCTTGCCATCAATTCCATATTATCTTCGTTTGTTATCTTCATATCATATTAAATTAAAAGTGCCTAACAATGGCTAAAACGGCATTGTATGCAATTAAAAAAGACATACAACAATAAATATAAGTAATAAGGTCGTTATGCTCCAAGCAATCTAACTGGCTCTTATTTATACGTTTGCAACCGTGTCCAAAGCCTGTATGAACCTTACTACTCATATTCTTTGCCGTTAAAACTTACCCCTTGGGCATTTTTGACTTTTGAAGCGGTTCTTAACATTTAATATGCACCCGCAAGTAGGATAATTTCCTTTACTAGGTCTACCTAACTTCCCGCAAATCAAAACGCTATTACCCTCTTGCCCTTTTGTAGCTGAACAGCTGCGACAAATAGACATTCTAGTTTCGTAATCGTCAGATACTTCCATTCTTTTAGGTAGCTCGTACTTGATTACTAAGTCGTTTAACATTGATAGAAAGCAGCTTCTACAGGTCCTTTCTCTATAGTAGCTGTCAGGGTGTTTAAAGATGTGTTTGTGTATCTCTATTAACTCTCTCTTGTCTACTGAGTTAATAGAACGGTAGGGATAACCTACCGAATCTAATAATTTTATAAATCTCTCTTTCATATTAAACTAAAGTTTTTTTTAAGCTGTTATAAATTCCGTGTTAACTGACAAACATCTCCAGTTATCTTTCTCTAGGTCAAAGTAAGCTAAAACCTTATCACTAGCCTTACCGCCTTTAGGGTGCTTTTCTACTGGAACAAAAGCCAAGTTTGTAGTGCCCTGGGCTAATCTTACTGTTCCGTCTTTTTTGATAAACGCGAAGTCTGTCACTCCGTTAGATAATTCGTTTCTTAAATCTTGTACTTTCATAATATTCGTTTTTGTTATTCGTTTTTGTAAAGATATATAACTACTTGTTAAAAACCTAATACTTTTTAACCGCAACACTAAGTTAGTGGTATATTTTTAAAGATATGTGCTATTACATCTACTGTCCAACCATTACCTAGCATCTTATACCTCTGAGTATTACTTACACCTTTTGTATAGCCATCTGGTACTGTCTGAAGTCGTTCGCACTCGGTTACTGAATAACGTCTACAAACGTCTGGGTCAATAACTAGAATATCCATATCGGAATGATTTCCGCCACTATTACCACCTCCAGTTAAGCAGCTAGACTTATTTTGATT